GAATGTGCTTGTTATAGTTGCACAATAGAAAAATTAGAAGAAGAATTTAATGAATATGAAATCTATTATTTAGAAGAACATACTAAATTAATTAGAAGATTTAGATTTAATCTAAAAACTGATAAAGAAGAATATAGCTTTGATAAAGAACTTTTTATGAAAACTTTTGAAGAATTAAAATTAAATCAATTATTAGATGAATAAACAATATGATGATAATAATAATTTAATTTATTATGAACTATCGGAATATAGGTTTTGGATTAGATTAGAAATAAATGGAAAAATAAAAACAGGATTTTATGATTTATATAGAACAAATAAGTAAAGATGTTGATTTATGGATTTTATTAGTAAATAAATACTTTCCTAATAAATTAGATATAGATAAGAGATTATATTTTAAGTTTGATAAAATGATTGCGTTGGGTTATGAGTTATTTATTAGTGATGATGAGTATTTTACTAATAAATGTATGATTATTATTGCGGATAAAGGTATAAAAAATTTTACTGGATTAAGAAAAAATGAGATTTTAATTTATGAAAAAGATATAATATATATTCTTAGAGAATATAAAATAAATAAAATAATAAATGAGTAAGTGTAAAATATGTAAAGAGAAAGAAATCCTTCAAGGATACTGGTATTGCCAAGAGTGTAAAGATTTTAAGGATCATACTTGTAAATGTGGTGCTGAGAAAAGACCTCATAGACCTTATTGTAAAACTTGCTCTAATTTGAAAACAAAACAAAGTCAAGTAAGGACTGGTAGAGTTATTAATGGTAAAAGAAAACCTCATTATAGTAAAAAGAGTAGTGATATAGTAAAATTACATAAAGAGTTAGTTCTTTTTGTAGATTATATTAAAGAAAAAGGAGCAATTGATTTTTTAGATATAAATAATATATTTGATATATATGAAAGGTATGAGGAAATGGATTTATTGCAGGGTTTGAGAGAGAATGTAAAAAATCCATCAATAGAAAGTATGTGGAAGGTGCTTAAAAAGATTTATGATTTGGAAAAAAATGACTTTTAGAAAATAATATATACTATATAAAAAATAATTAATTAAAATGATTTTAGAAATGGATTTTAACGATGAACTTTACCAAAGATTGCCGGAAAACGAGCTTGAAGCGATTATTAAACTATATAATCCTTTAATAAAAAAAGTAAGAAAACACGATCATTTAGAAATTGTAGAGTTTTATTACGAAGACAAACCAACTAAACTATTTGATATAAGACAATTAGATAAATTGGTTATAGAAATGAAACAAAATTATAGAAATATGCGTTTAGCATTTTTATTAAAATAAAATAATTATTATGAAAAACAAAGTAAAAAAACTTACCACTTACTCAGCATTAAAGAATGATATAAACGATATATTAAAACTTATGATTGATTATAAAGATGATAAAGAGATGCTTGAGTGGTGTCGTATGCGTATTCAGTTTAACATTGATCGTATGCTTTTAATAATAAAAAATGGGGAAGATTATATATGATAGATGAAAACCAAATCCGTAAAGAATTAACAGTAGTAATGTCAAGAGTTCCTACATTTATTGAGAAGGATAATTCAACGCATTTAACGGCGTTTAGTTATATAAGGGAATGTATTAGAGTATATAGAAAATGTGTATCAATTAATTTTTTAGATGATAATTCAATAGAATCTTTATCAATAGATTATTTTAGTTATATAAATTGTTTATATGCTACTGATAAAGTATTATTTAATGCTTGTATAAAGTATTTGTATATTATATTAGATAATTTGACTAATATATTAGAAAAGAATGAATTATATGAATCCTTAAAGAACTTAAAGAGTGTTATAGAAATAGTTGATAGTCAAAACGAAGTTAAAAAAATAAGAAAAAATAAAAAATAAATATGAAAGACGCAGAAGTTTTATTAAAAGAATTGTTTGTATGGGTAGATGAAATACAACCAAGAAAAATTGAATGGATCTTAAAGAAAAGAACACCACAATCAGTTAGTGTAGAAGAAATCCAATATATATTGGATAGAATTGAAGGTATAATTAAAAATTTATATTCTATCAAAGGTGAAGAATATACAAGAGAATTATTACAAAAATTAGAAAATGAAAATGGAAATTAAAATTAAAACAATACCGCATATAACTCAACGTTATAGCACTTGCGGAGATTATCAAGAACAACCTGATGGTAGTTGGTATATATCAGTTAGTGAAATGGGTGATGATAGATATAATTTTTTGGTGGCAATCCACGAATTAATAGAATTATATTTAACCCAATTCAAAGGTATAACAGAAAATGAAATAACTGCTTATGATTTATATTATGAAGCAAAAAGAGAACAAGGTTTTGTAGAAGAAGATAGCGAGCCAGGGTTTTCTACTGAAGCTCCATATAGAAAACAACATACGATAGCAACTGCTATTGAAATGATGTTAGCAGCTGAATTAGAGGTTGATTGGTTAGCGTATGATAGAAAAATAAATAGTTTGTAATGAATAAAATCTTATTATATATAAATAATAGTCAATATATTAAAGGATGGTTAAATAGTATTTGTAAAGAAATACATTATAGGGATGATTTATTTCAACATTGTTTGATACAGATAACTAATGAAGAATTAGAAAGGTTAAATGATTTATATATAAATGGTAATTTAGATAAATATTTTATTCAAATAATGAGAAATCAATATAAATCAAATAAAAGTTATTTTTACAAAGAATATATTAATAATGGATTTTATAATAGTGATTTTATCAAATTAGGAAGAAATGTAAGTGATTTTAAGACACTTTATTTTGATAATAATAATGATAATGAGGAAACAAAAGATGATGAAAATTTGAATAAGATAAAGCAGATATTAGATAAAGCAGATATTATTAATAGGGAATTATTTATTAAAATGTATTTTGAGGGAATGAGTTATAAAGAAATATCTGAATATTATGGAATAAAATACCAAAATGTTCGTTTAAGAATCTTAAAAGTTAAAAACTTTATCAAAGATACAATAAAAAATTAAAAAAATATATATATGATAATAATGTTTATTAAAATGTTCCTATTAAGTTATGTAATAACAAGATTTGAACCAATACAATTAACAATCGATTCAATAATTGATAGTATAAAAAATAAAACTTTAAAAAGTATATTAGTATTAATTAACTTTTTAAGTTGCCAACCTTGTTGTATATTTTGGTTATCATTATATATGACACATAACCTATATTTAAGTTGTTTATATTATTTCTTAACAACTTGGTATGATAAATTAATAACACCTTATGAAAAAAGAATTAGGTTCTAAAAAATTAGAACCAACACAAGAACAAATAACAGATTGTAATGAAGTAATTAGAATTGCTCGATTAGCAATCGCTTATGATAGTGATTGCGATAGTATCTATAACTTATATAAAAAATATATAGATAAAGACGCATCTTATCCTAATAAAAGTTGTAATGGATGCGGACAATCAGTTCAAAAATATAGAGAAAAACTATTAGGATTAGGTAAAGATCCAAAAAATTATATAAAATTATGATTAAAAAAGTAAAACTTAGTGAAATAAAACCAAATCCTACTAACCCAAGAGTTATTAAGGATGATAAATATAAAAAACTATTAAAATCTATTAAAGAATTTCCTGAAATGTTAGATATAAGACCAATTGTAGTTGATGAAAATATGATTGTATTAGGTGGAAATATGAGATTAAAGGCTTGTAAAGAAGCAGGATTAGAAGAAGTATCTATAATTGAGTTTAAGGATTTAACAGAAGATAAAAAGAAAGAATTTATTCTAAAAGATAATAAATCATTTGGTGATTGGGATTGGAATATATTAAAAGAATTTGAAAAAGAAACTTTATTAGATTCAGGATTTGAAGAATGGGATATATTAGGAATATTTGGTGATAATGAAATGGAAGATAAATTCACAGCAAATATAGAAGGTAGTAATTTTAATCCAGAAATTGTAAATGTAGATGATTATATAAAACAAAATATATTATTTTTTAATGAAGTTATGATTGAATTTGAAGACGATGAAGTTAAAAAAGCAATTAGAAACTTAAATGACATATCAATTAAATCAGCATTTATGGAAGATATAAAAAAAATAATACTACAATATGGCAAAAATAGCTTATGATAAATACTATACACCACCAACAGTAGCAAGGTGGTGTATAGAAAAAACATATGAAATAATAGGAAAAGAAAATATAACTGAAATCATAGAACCATCTGCTGGATGTGGAATGTTTAGTTTACAAATACCAAATTGTAAAGCATATGATTTATATCCACAAAGCGAATATATAGAACAACAAGATTTTACTAAATTAGATTTAGAATATAAGAAAGGTAGATTATTTATTGGTAATCCTCCATTTGGAGGTGGTAGTGGTAAATTAATAAAAGAATTCTATAATAAAAGCTGTGATTTAGGAGACTATATTGCGTTTATACAACCAGCAAATTATTATTGGAACTATACAAGATTTTATAGATTTGAAATTATATATTCAGTTATTATAGAAACACCTTATACTAACCATAATCTTAAAACTTCATTTACAATCTATAAAAGAAATCCTGATAGAGATGATTGGAGAGATAAAGAAGAAGAATTACAAGATATAAAGATAATGACTTATTGTAGAAATAATAAAGGTCAGAAACATAAAACAAATGAAGATTATGATTATTGTTTTTCTACATTTGGTGTTTTAATGAAACCGTGTGAACCTTATCAATTTGCGCAAACAAGAGCAATAAAAATATTAAATCCATTAATAAAAGAAAAAGTTATTAGATGTTTAAAATATTTATATAATAGAAATCAAAAAGATAAATTCTTACAACAATATAACACATCAGTAGGAAATATGAATAATAAACCTATAATTAGATTATTAAAAATATGTATTCCTGAAATAAAATAATAAAAAATATGGCATTAAAAAATAACCCAAAGAAAAATAAAGAACTACTTCTTAAAGCATTAGAAAGATCATTAGGATTAGTGACACCTGCTTGTAAAGAAGTTGGTTTAGATAGAACTACATTCTATAATTATTATAACAATGATCCAGAATTTAAAGCAGCAGTAGATGATATAAATGAAATCTTAACTGATTTTGTAGAGAACCAATTATTCAAAAAGATAAAAGATGGTGATACACAATCTATATTGTTTTTTATGAGATATAAAGGAAAGAAAAGAGGATATACTGATTCAATTAATATAGATGGAAACTTAAATACAAACGTTCAAATAATAAAATTAATAGGACCAGATGGAAATAATAATGAAACACACTAATGTTCTTTCAAGAAATATGGATAAATATAATGAAGGATGTAGATTTATCTTAAATCAAGGTGGTTCAAGAAGTTCAAAAACATTCTCAATCATACAATTATTATTAATAGTATGTATAAGCACACCAAAAATAAGAATATCAATAGTAAGAAAATCATTTCCGTCATTAAGAGGTACAGTATTAAGAGATTTTATGGAATTAATGGATTTATATGGATTATATGATATAAAAAATCATAATAAAACAGAACATATCTACAAATTCAACAATGGATCTACAATAGATTTCTTTTCAATTGATGATAGTAAAAAAGTAAGAGGTAGAAAAAGAGATATATGTTATTGTAATGAAGCAAACGAATTATCTTTTGAAGAGTT